TCTGGCTAAGGAGCGTCGTGAATATATTGCTGAGCGAGATAAAGATCGTAAGGCTGCGCAGGATGAGAAAGATCGTCTTGAGGCTGAGCAGCGAGAGAAAGCTCGTCTTGAGGCTGAGCAGCGAGAGAAAGCTCGTCTTGAGGCTGAGCAGGATGAGAAAGCTCGTCTTGAGGCTGAGCAGGATGAGAAAGCTCGTAAGGCTGCGCAGGATACTATCCCTACTGATCCAACAGAAATCACACGGGTATGTAGAGGGAATTGCAATCAAGGAAACAAATGGGAAGAATGGTACAAGAAACCAGGCCTAACGATATGGTGTTGTCAATATGGGAATCATTGGTGTGTGTCTTCTGGCGGGATAAGAATACAATCTAACGATGATTATCGGAACTTTCAAGTATTATGGGGTTACATAAAAAACGGCGACGGTATTTTTGTATCAGACTACTTCGATATATATCCCTGGGGTTCGCAGGCCACTTTTAAAGAGAAATTGTTGTTGAATCAACTTTTCCCAAACACCTCGACCAGCCATCTTTTAATATATGATAAACCAAAAATATAATTAATAAAAATATAATTAATAAAAATATAATTAATAAAAATATAATTAATAAAAATATAATTAATAAAAATATAATTATTAATTATTAATTATTAATTATATTTTCAATTTTATAAATATTTTTTAATTTTCATCACTATAATTATATTGATCATATGTTAATTCGGATGAATCATCTTCAAATGTGTCTTCATCACTATTATCAGTTCCACTTTCAATAAGATTATCCTCTACAACAAAATCGTCTTTTAAATATCCTGACTTTGTTTTCATTTCAGGAGGAACATCTTCAAGTTCATCCTCTTCTTCTTCATCTTCCTTTGCTGTATCATTGAGATTTTCAAAACCTCCGAATAAATCTTCATAAAATGTTTCCCATTCTTCTACTGTTAAATCAACTAATCCATCTTCATCTTCTGCTCTTAATACAATGGAACCAAAATATAAAATCGAATCGATCGGTGGCGGCATATCATATTTATTCTCGGTATTAGCCTTACCAGTATCGCGAGCATAAATTGACACCTTATTAAAAGAATACGTTTTCTTCTTCGTTCTCCATGTATGTCTTAATTCGAAATTATCCGGCTTTTTAAATTTACACTTCTTATATAATTCATCCTTTTCTACATTAAATTTACAACCCTTAAGTTCACCAGTTTTATCAATAACAACTATCATAACCATATTAATAATGTTTTACACAAATAGGTTTAAATGGTTTAATCTATATATTATAATATGTTAATAGTTCCAACAGAACAGAATAGTATTTATACCCATGGTATTCAGTCATATTTTTTAAAATCATTTCAAAAGTTACAATTTAAATCAAATAATACAATTTACGAAATAGTAAATGATAAGATCTATAAAATGAAACCATATGAAACTATTAAAGAATATGAACTAGATATATCCTTTAGACTTAATCTACAAAATGAAAATAATGAAAAGAAAGAATCTTATTATATTCCAATTGATTTACAATATACCAAATTAAACGTAGATAAATATAAACTAAAACCTAATAGTTTATTGACTTTGTATATTGAGAATAATAAAAGTATTTATTTTCAAACAGATGAAAATGATATAACTCATTCAATCAAAGAAGATTTGATTACGTTCTTATCACTCTTAAAACTTTATAATTAATATATATTACTATGCTTCCATGGATAATTCAAATGAGTATAATATCATTGGTATTAATAATATTAGTTCATTATTTATTTACCTTTTTCAAAACGAATCTAACAATTCCAAAAGTAAAAGATTTAGTAAATAAGCCTCAAAGACAATACGAAGCACTATTTGACACAATGAAGAATACTATAAAGCCAATACAATCTGAACTAGTTCCAGAAGCAAGTGAAAATATGAAAAATGAACTGAAAAATTATTTAAAAGAATTAAGCTCAGATAAAAGTAGCAATAAACCAAATGAAATATTAACGTTAGATAATTTAGAATCCTCAAATAACTTTTCAGGTAGTGGTTATTCTAGTTTTTAAACATATTAAAGGGTTTCTATTACTATTAATTAATGAAATTGTCACACGAAGATAAATCTAAATTATTGCGAAGATTACCTGAATTGAAACTTTCTTATGAAAATCTCCATAAGAAAGTTTCTAGCGACATGTATGTTCTTATCCCAAAGGGGAAAAAGTACATAGTATGGTTTACATATTTTGAAGATAAAAAGATATGTGTATTTATTGAAGTCATTCCTGGAACTCAAAAAAATATAAGAGATCTGTTTATCATTCCACAAATGTTTGAAAAAAAGATTGTATTAGGAACAATCTTTTATGGAACTCTATTTTCTATTGAGAGTAGAAAATATTTGTCCATTGAAAATATTCATTATTATAAAGGAAAAATTCTAGAAAATATAACCGAAAAACAAAAGTTGGTATTAATTAACAATATATTAAATACTGAAATTAGATCAAGTATTATAACTAATAATGGTATAGCTATGGGATTGCCTATTATTACAACTAATTTTCAACAAGCAATTAGCGCTTGTAAGAATTTGCCATACAAAATATATTCAATTCAAAATAGAAATAATAATTCAACCTCGAGAACATACAATATTACTCTCTATAAAGAGGTTGACGTGAATGATATTATAATTATTTTTGCTGTAAAACCTAATATTCAAACAGATATATATGATTTATATTATAAAAATAAATTAGGTGAGCTTGAGAAATATGATATAGCGTCTATTCCTGATTTTAAAACAAGTAAAATGATGAACAGTTTATTTAGAAATATAAAAGAAAACGACAACCTAGACGCTTTAGAAGAAAGTGACGATGAAGATGATTTTGAGAATATGAATGACGACAAATATGTAAATTTGGACAAATGCGTTCATATGGAATGTATGTTTAATAAACGAACCAATAAATATATTCCGGTAAAAGTAAACGAAAATGGTTTTGTTATATCTAAGAATGACCTAATTAAAAATAATTAGATTTGTACTTTTTTTATACAAAGTATATATATAATATATATATATATGTCATTAGTTCAACAAGCAGGATTAGTTAACTCTCAGAATTCTCATTTTTCAAATCCAGGATTTTCTAGTAAAGTAGGTGCTGCTGCTGGTTGCGGAGGTTCAACGGATAGTACAAATGCATTAAATCAAACTGGTATATATGAAATAAAATCTGGCGGGAAGCGTAGAGGAAGCAAGCGTAGAGGAAGCAAGCGTAGAGGAAGCAAGCGTAGAGGAAGCAAGCGTAGAGGAAGCAAGCGTAGAGGAAGCAAACGTAGAGGAAGCAAGCGTAGAGGAAGCAAGCGTAGAGGAAGCAAGCGTAGAGGAAGCAAGCGTAGAGGAAGCAAGTATACTGGTGGCACTGGGTTTGGCTTCTCAAAAGTTCAATCATTAGCCTCTACATCTGGTACAGGTCTCGGGGGATCGGTTCATTTAGCTGAATTTACAAAAAATGATAATGCTGGTATAAATTCAGATACTAATATGAGTGCGTCTTCGCAATCAGGAGGTTACGGGACAGGTGGAAATCCGTACTATACATACAAACCAACAAACGGTGAAGATTTATCTGTCTTTGCTGGTTCTGGATATCCACCCATTAGTCGTGAATTAAATAGTCAATGTTATAATGTTAATGTAGGAGGTTCCAAGAAGAGAAAAGGTTCCAAGAAGAGAAAAGGTTCCAAGAAGAGAAAAGGTATGAAAGGTGGTTATAGTCAATATATGTCAAATGTAGCCAATTCTCATAATTATTCTACAGGTGCTCCTCCTAGTTTAACATCTAGCGAATCTGCTTTGGCAAGTCCTCCTCCATTCACACCAAAAAATGATTGTTTAAATACATGGAAACATTTAGGTGATACACCACCATACAATAAAACATATATGTAAATAATAATTCATGAATGAATAATAATTCATGAATGAATAATAATTCATGAATGAATAATAATAAAAATTGATTTTAATTTATAAATTAAAATATTTATAAATTAAAAAATATGAAACAATGGATACGCGACATAGATGGGAACGAATATATATTTTTGATAGGAACTCATCAAGATGAAAATCAAACTCTTATAGATAATAGTAACACAGTCGATATATGGTTTCACGTTGCAAATGTTCCATCATGTCATGTTATATGTCGAATAGATAATATTGTAATAAAGGATAAAAAACATTTAAGAAAGATTATAAAGCAAGGAGCTTTATGTTGTAAGATTCACTCAAATTTTGCAAATGTAAAGAACCTTGAAATTACATATTGTCTTGTAGGAGATTTAACAAATACAGATGTTGTTGCTACAGTTATAGTGAATAATGGTAAATCTATCAAAATATAAATTTTATACATACTTTATTACTATGGACTTGAGCAAATCTCAATCACTAGAAAAAAGAGATGTCATAATGGTATTTGTAAAAATAAGTAATGGAGGAAATAAGTAATTATTGTAAACAATTTATACATTTTTTTTCAATAATTCACATTCAATTATTTTTAACATGATATTGTTTCGTTACGCAATGTAAATGATAGTTCAGGATAAGCGTGATAAAATTTACTAACAATACATTGCATCAAATAATATGTTAATTCTTCTTGAGAAATCATTAAATAATTCAATATAATTGTATTGAAAAACCATAATTCATATATAAAAATAAATGTCATTAATCCAACATGTTTGAGTATCATTTTTAATAATAAATTTTTTTTTCTATAAAAATATTGGAAAATGATATAATATAAAAATGTTGTGGTTATAGTTACATAAAAAAATGTAAACGCTTTAGTTTCTAATTTATCATTTATAGATGTATTATGTTTATTCGCATTTTCTGCATCTATTCTTAATTCTTCAAAATAATTGTCAATACATACATCTTCTTTATGAAGTGATTCAATAAATATATTATAATAGTCTTGATTTCTAATATATTCATTATTATTTTCCAATAATGGGTCTAAATTTTCAGTAAAATGATTAAATTGTTGCAAAAACAACTCATTTTCTATTACAATAATATAATTAAAAAATAACAGTGGTTCTAACATCGATAAAAAAGATAAATGGAATAATATATGTAGTCCAAATTTTAAATATTTTTCCAAATAAGTTTTTTTATAAACATTATTAGTAATAACACTTGCATAATTATCATCAGTGCTTATATTCACTAATGTACTTATCTCTTGTTGATATATATCAAGAGAATCAGATCTAGTTCTATTTCTAGATGGCATAAGTTCAATAGTATCATTCATATACAAAAAATGTTATTATATATTATCATTTACTATTTATTATATTATCATTTATTATATTATCATTTATTATATTATCATTTATTATATTTTTATATTATCATTTATTATATTTTTATAAAACATATTCCCTTCATAGGTTCGTCTTTTTTTTTTATTTTTTTTACACTTTCATCATTATTCATTGGATCATACACTATATCCCAATTATTCTCAAAGTATTTACTATTATCAGTCGAAATGATATTATATTTTTGTTTAATATAATATTGTCTCCTTTTTTGCCATTGTTTCACAAATATATCATGTTGATCTATAATATCAATTACTAATGGTCTAGTGTGTTTTGTTCTGAGAATTCTACCGACGGACTGACATACATCCGTCTTTGGCGAAGCCATAATCAATGTTGTTAATGTTTTAATATCGAGTCCCTCAGAAGCCATTGCATATGTAGCAATAATGATTTTCTTATTTTCACTTTCTTTTAATTGTTCCTCTTTCATTCCACCAATATAATATCCAACTGTTCCAATGTTTCTATGTTCAATTGCTTTATGTAAATATGTAATCAATGTTTTATTGTGTGCTAATATCATTATCTGTTGATTGTTATTCTGTTCTAGTTCATTTTTCAATACATTTAAAATAAACTCTGACCTACGATTAAAATTACATAGCTTAGAAATCATTGTACTATACAACGGATTACCTCTATAGTCATATTTCATTTCATTAAATTCGGCATCATCTACCTTATAATTAATTCCTTTTACAAGAACATCGTGTTCACTTGTATTACTCTTTTCCTTGTGTATAATATTACCCAAAAACATTTTAAAGACCTTTGTCAATCCATCTTTTCTTTGCATTGTTCCAGACAATCCTAATGTATAATTTGTCATACATTTCATCATTGATTTACTAAAAACTTCTGCGCCTAGATGATGAGTTTCGTCGTATATAGATATTCCAAATGAATCAAATAAATCTCCAGGGTAATCTTTTTGACTGAGAGATTGTAACATACCAATAACAATGTCTTTATCTTCAATATCTATAATTTGTCCTTGAATCTTTCCGACACGCGCTCCAGGTAAGAATTGTTGAATTCGCTCGATCCATTGGTTTAACAGAAATGATTTATGAACAATTACAAGTGCCTTCTTTTTCAACTTTGAAATAATATTAAGTGCCATTACAGTTTTGCCCTTTCCAGGATCAACATCTAGTAATCCCCCACCACTATCACCAACAGCATTTACATATTTATTTACAATATTTACCTGATATTCTCTCAATTCCCCTACGAAATCTAAACTTATATCGTCTCCAAGTGGTAATTTATTTTCAGTTACATCTCCAAAGTGTTCTACACCAAAATGCCTTGGTAAGTAAATTTTTTGAGGAGATTCTCTATATATTGGGAATGGTTCTGGTTGTATAGGTGATTTAGGCAGATATGGTTTAACAGTTAATTCCGTTCTGATATACATTTGCTCTTTATTAGTTAAATCTATTTTATAAATGGAGTATCCTTTTTTTCCCAAATAACTCATTACTTATGTGTGTGTAATAATTATATGTTTATATATTTAACCACTTTTAATTAATATTTAGAAAATACTATTGATAAAAATACTATTGATAAAAATACTATTGATGAAAATACTATTGATAAAAATACTATTGATAAAAATACTATTGATAAAAATAAAAAATATAATAATATGATATATGGAATCGTACAAAGATTTATTCAAAAAGAGCAACCATCATCATCTTATTTTATTAGGTGTATTAGTTTTATACATTCTTTTAAATATTCAAACCCCACCTATGTTAGCTAATTTAATTGATACTATTTATGGAAATATCGTTATTGTATTACTTGCGTTCGTTTTTTTAACACATTCTAACCCTATTGTAGGAGTAGTTGCTTTATATGCTGCTTATGAATTAATTCAACGTTCTAGTGTCACCACTGGATCTGCTGCTATTAGTAGATATTTGCCTACCGAAATGAAAAAAGGTAAACACTTTTCAGCTTTTAATCAATTCCCAATGACTTTAGAAGAAGAAGTCGTTAAACAAATGGCACCTTTAGTTGAAACTTCTGGTCCTAGTCATTTACATTATAAACCAGCAGCTGATGATACACATGATGCCATGGATGTTATGGATACTACATCTGTAATTTAAATTTGAATTTGAATTTATTTTTATATTATGATAAAAATAAATTTACTTATCCTTTTTAAATTTTGTAAATAGGTAATTAACACCATATGATATTCCAACTGCTAAACATAATCCACCAATTAAATACATAAATTGTTCATTTTTTTCCATATCTATATTTGTAATTGTTCCTGAAGTCATACTACTTAGAGATACTGATTCATTAACTAATAATTGCCCATCATTGCCTACTGGCTGACAATCTATATAAATATCATCACCTTTAGATGAAATATTTGCTCCGTTTTTATTATAAAATAATTCCGTTGTTTTCACATCAACTGTTGTATTTGTTATTATTGTTTTAAAAGCTCTCATTATTGCCATGGGAATATGTAATGCATCCTCGGCAGTATATACTACATATGAATATGTTCCATTACATGGTTCATATGGCAATGATCCATTGTATGAAAAGAATCCCTTTTTATGTGGAATGAAATTATCTAATGAAAAATCTCCCATAGATAATGTTACAGATGATCCATTTGTAGGTGTTCTTTGGGATGCATCTAATAGTAGTGTGGATAATTGTGTTGAACCTTTATCGGTTTTACTTCCTACTTTAATAGGAATACTGACAATTAAATTTTTTCCAGAACCACCATGTATAATTAATATCTCTCCATCTACATTACTCCCTCCATATTTATGTAATGATGGATGATATATTCTAATATCTTGAACTTCATAATTTAAATCATTAAATTTAACAGGATTACTTTTTCCAGAATAATTCAAAGAGAGATAATTGTTATTATTTGTAATATTTGGTGTATATATTCCATACTGGAATTTATAGTCACATTTTAATAAACAAGAACCTATAACCGTGTTTTTATCAATATTTACAGGAGCTGTTGATTCGTCGCATACAATATTCACAACCATATTAATATAACTTTATAAAATAAAAAACGTTTTACTTTAAGAAATAAATAGTATATATATGAAACTTTTTCTTAAAGTATTATATATATGAAACTTTCCGATAAAAAAAATTATAAGATTAAAGGAAAAAATAACTCTAGGAAAAAACATAATTTAAGACAGAAAAGTACGAAACATCAGAAATCCAAAAGACGACATCCAAAAAAACTGGATCTAAAGAGGAAAACCATGAAAATATATGTTGGTGGACATAATATCTCCGGATTAAGTGAAACATTTTCTACAATGACATATAAAGATCAACTAGCAGAAGCTAATATGTATTTTGTTGTATGGGGACAGACGGATTTAATAGATACACGATTAATAATTTTAGAGAATTTAAAAAAAATATGGGATGAAAATGAACTGAAGAACCATCGGGATAAGAAGAACCCAAATGAGTTAAAAGAAGAAATAAAAAATTTAAGAAATATATGGGAAAATTCTATTCTACAAAATGGAAAGGAATACTTAACCATTGGTTTGGATGATATTTGGGGTCAAACACCGCATATACAAGTTGATGTCGAAGCAAAAGCAGCTCAAGGTCTAGCGTATATAATGGATGAATGTAGAAAAATACCAAAATTATCAACAACCAAAATATCTACAAATATTCGTACATTGGTAGATGATATCAAAAAATCTATTAGTAAAACAGATATGATTAGTCTTGCCAATGTGAACGGAGATGGTAAACAATTTAAAATATATCCAATTATAGGTGATGGTAATTGTTTATATGAAGCCATAACACAAGGTTTATTGTATAGAGAAATGGGTAAGTATAATCAAATACCTGGTTGGGAGCCTAGAAAAATACATCCCATTAGCACAATTGCAGGTTGGCAGTCACTACCTGCTTATATAGGAAATTTAAGACAGGTATTAGCTAAATATATATGTGCTAATATTAATAATAAAGACTGGGTTGAAAATATTAATGGTGGTCTCCCAGTAATTGCTGAAGCGGTTAAAAGAATTCTCACTAAACCTGTGTCGAGCGTAAATGCATATGCACAAGACCCAGAAATAGCTATGCTTGCTATTATGTTTAATGTATGTTTTGGTGTAATTTCTGAATATGCGTTGGATAAAGGCGGAGTACAATATTATACTAATGAAGGAAATGTCATCATAAACGATGCAGTAGTTGGTAGTGTCGCCCAGAATGCTATTGCCAATTGCGAAAAATCCGGCATTATATATCTTATTAATAAAGGATCTTATCATTTTGATTTATTATTACCAGTTCCTAGTCCAGCTTCAAATCCAGCAGTTCCTAGTCCAGCTTCAAATCCAGTTCCTAGTCCAGCTTCAAATCCAGCAGCTCCTCTTCCAGCAGTTCCTCTTCCAGCAGTTCCTAGTCCAGCTTCAAATCCAGTTCCTAGTCCAGCTTCAAATCCAGCAGTTCCTAGTCCAGCAGATCCACTTCCTGCTTCAAATCCAGTTCCTAGTCCAGTTCCTAGTCCAGTTCCTAGTCCAGTTTCAACTGATATTCATATTGCCGCTACTGCTACTTTAGAATCTTATGACGCTACTTCTCCTAATTGTGATGTAAGTAATTTTAATTCAAATGTTCCAGAGGATGAACATGATGCAGAAGAAAAATATAATAAAATAATGGAATCCTTAAAGAATTGTCCTGAGGAACAATCAGCATATTTACTTGATATTTGGGATGAATATATAGATAATTTTTTTGATAAATTCAAAAAAAATCCAACTAGATTCAACATCGATAAAGACTGTAAAAAAATATTTGAAGGAGATATGGATTATAATAATGTTCCTGATAATGATGTTGATGCACAGATAAAATTAAACATGTTTATAGAAATGTTAAATGATGATAAATGTTCAGATTCTGCTGCTATTGCTTTAGAATTATATACGAGAAAAATGTATGAAAAATATCCTTCTATTGCTCGTGTTGAATCTAGTCTTTATACTCTTACTTCTGATGGATCTACTGCTCCTCATTCTTCTCCTGCTGGTACTCTTCCTTTTGAAAATTCTCCTATTAATTCTCGTTCTTCTTCTTCTTCTTCTAACCCTTTTGGAACTCTTCCTCCTGAAGGAACTTCTCCTTTTGGAACTCCTACTCGTTCTCTTTCTCCTTTTCCTTTTGAAAATTCTCCTATTAATTCTCGTTCTTCTTCTTCTTCTTCTAATCCTTTTGGAACTCTTCCTCCTGAAGGAACTTCTCCTTTTGGAACTCCTACTCGTTCTCTTTCTCCTTTTCCTTTTGAAAATTCTCCTATTAATTCTCGTTCTTCTTCTTCTTCTTCTAATCCTTTTG